GTCTGATGAAATCATGCAAGCATATCAAGAAGGTAGAGTCCGTAACTAATCTTATTTTAAGGAAGTATTATTATGGCTACATCAACTTATCCCGCTACTGGCGGTGTTGTAGATAACACTAGCGCAGCTACGTTTATCCCAGAAATTTGGAGTGACGAAGTTGTCGCTGCATACCAGAAGAGCTTGGTTCTTGCTAACCTAGTTAAAAAAATGGCTATGACTGGTAAGAAAGGCGACACCATTCATATCCCTAAGCCTGTTCGTGGTTCAGCTAACGCTAAAGTTGAAGGCCCAGCAGTAACTATTCAGAACGCTACTGAGTCTGAAGTACAAGTAGTTATTGACAAGCACTTCGAGTACTCACGTCTAATCGAAGACATCACAGACGTACAAGCACTAGCTTCTCTTCGTCAGTTCTACACTGGTGACGCAGGTTATGCTCTAGCTAAGCAAGTAGATTCTGGCTTGTTTGCTCTAGGTAAGTCTTTCGGTGACAACGGTGGTGATTACGTTGGTACTGGTACTTACAACTTCTCTGGTAGCACTGGTGTTGAGGCTTACGCTGTAGACTCTGTAGCCGCAGGTGACGTATTCAATGATGCAGGTTTCCGTGAGTTAATTCAAAAAATGGATGATGCTGACGTACCTATGGACAATCGTTGTCTAGTAGTGCCACCATCAATCCGTAACGCTATCATGGGTATCGACCGTTACTCTTCTAGTGACTTCGTAGATGGTAAAGTTGTAAACAATGGTCAAATCGGTAACTTGTATGGTATCGACATCTTTGTTTCTTCTAACTGTCCTGTTATCGAAACTGCCGCCGCTAACAGCGCAGGTGGTGACGTTAAACAAGCTATGTTGTTCCACAAAGACGCAATGGTTCTTGCAGAGCAACAAGGTGTTCGTTCACAGACTCAGTATAAGCAGGACTTCTTTGGTTCTCTTTATACTGCTGATACTTTGTACGGCACTGCTGTTCTACGTTCAGATGCGGCATTCAACATCGCTGTAAACGCTTAGTAGTACTTAAGGGGTTTCTTCGGAAGCCCCTTTCCTCTTTTTCTTTTTTATACAATTCTTTTTTTTTTTAACTATAGGAATGTTTCATGGCTATATTCAGAGGTGTAGGTGGCTCAGGAGATTCATCGGACAATTCCTTTTTACAGGAAGTAACTGCTCAGGCTAATGCGGCTGAAGCATCGGCTACTTCTGCGGCAAACTCTTTAACTGCCCTTCAGAATACAAGCATAATAGAATTATCAGAATTACAAACAATAACTTCTCAAAGTAATTTAAATTTAAAATTTAATTCTAACGGTTCTCAGTCTACGTCCCTACTTAAAATATTTAACGATAATACTAACAGTACTGCCTTAGAGGTTAATAGTCTTGGTAAGGTGGGCATAGGTGGTAGTGTTAGTGGTCAAACAGGTTTGCCTCGTGATGATAATACCTTAAGTATAGGGTCTATGGCTATTGGTATAACTGCTTCAGAAGCTGTAGTGGGTATTAAAGGAGAAACAGGTAAGCCTCATATTGCATTACAAGCTCCTGATTCTGGCGAAACAACTCACATTATTTTAACAGATACCTATGCTTTTGTTATAGCAAAAGGTGTTAGTAATTTACTTAATGTATCTAATTCTGGAAATTTAACTGTAAGCGGGACTGTAGAAGGCAGAGACGTAGCCTATGACGGTTCTAAGTTAGATACTATAGAAGCAGGAGCAACAGCAGACCAAACAGGTGCAGAGATAAAGACAGCCTATGAAGCTGAAGCAGATACTAACGCATTTACTGATGCAGACCACAGTAAGCTAGACGGCATTGAGGCTAACGCTACAGCCGACCAAACAGGTGCAGAGATAAAAACATCCTATGAGGCTGAGGCAGATACTAACGCATTTACTGACGCTGAAAAGACTAAGCTAAGTGGTGTAGAAGATAGTGCAACCGCAGACCAAACAGGCGCAGAGATAAAGTCAGCCTACGAAGCTGTAGCAGATACTAATGCATTTACTGATGCAGAGAAAACAAAGTTATCTGGTATTGAAGCTAGTGCAGACGTAACTGACACAGCTAATGTAACATCCGCAGGTGCGGCTATGTTGGCTTCATCTCCTACGTTCACAGGTACTATCACAGCACCTAACGTAGACATAAGCACAACAGGTAGTGTTACTACTAATATTGCTACAGGTGCTGATAATAATAATAATACAGATGTTAAAGTAGTTAACATAGGAACTGGTTATGGTGGTCTTTCTGGAGCGGGTGATTCCACGACTATCAATATGGGTAGTCAAGATATATTTGCAAAAAATATATTTAACATAGGCAATGGCGTTACTACAGCAAACGGAAGCACCATTAACCTTAAAGGTAATGTTGATGTAGATGGTAAAATTACAGGAAGTACAGAGGGTGTTGTCTTAGAACACAACAAGTCTGCTGATTTAGAGCCTGTCTTAGAGTTACAAAACACAACGCAATCTGGTAGCGGTTATCGTGGTGCTTTTATTTCGATGACAGGTTACAACTCAAGTGGTACTGAATATACTCGTGGTGTTATCGGAATGGGCAGTTCCACTGCTCAATATTCTTTTCCTTACATAGCGGCTAATGTTACTTCTGTATCCTGTGGTATTAAACTTTCAGGTTCTACTGGCACTTCATATAACGCACTGACTCCTTGTAACAGTATAGGAGCAAGTATTAACAACGGTATGCAGTGTGGACATCCTTTTTATAAATGGAATACCGTATACGCTACCAATGGAAACATCGCTACTTCTGACCAAACGCATAAAAGAGACGTAGAGGAACTATCGGAAGCAGAGACCCGTGTAGCTGTTGCTTGTAAGGGTTTACTCCGTAAGTACCGATGGAAAGATGCATACGAAGAAAAAGGCGAAGAAGCAAGAATACACTTTGGAATAATGGCACAAGATTTACGTGATGCTTTTTCCGCTGAAGGGTTAGATGCGAGCCGTTACGCTATGTTCTGCTCTGATACTTGGTGGGAAGATGAAACAGGTGAACGCCACGAGGAACAAGAACTAGCACCAGAAGGAGCAGTGGAGACTACACAGCTAGGTGTTAGATATGATGAACTACTGGCATTTATAATTGCCGCAATTTAAGGAATAACAACATGGTAACGGAAGAAACAAAACAAGCTGTAGACGTATTCGCGGCATCCACAGGTGTGATGTCACTAGCGGCTTGGTTGCCTCCCGTTGCTAGTATCTTTACTATTATCTGGTTAGGTATTCGTATCTATGAATCAGAGACAGTACAGAAGATTGTACATAAGAAGTGAGAAAGTTATTTTGCTTACTAATGATGTTCTCATGGGTTACACTGGCAGAGAACGCTCAGGAAGGTAGTTTGAATACGTACCACGGTTCTAACTCAACTACCAATAGTAACAATAAGACTACAGATACGTCAACTAGTAATACGTACAACGGAGCAGGAAGCAGTAGCGAAATACCAGTAGGTTCTGCAATCACTCCTAGTTACATGAGTAATGGTATGGACACTTGCCTTAAGGGTACAGGTGGTTCATTACAGACAGTAGGCGTAGGGTTCAGTAGCGGTACTTATGATGTTGACCCTGAATGTAATAGACGTAGGGACGCTAAGGTACTAGCTGACTTAGGTATGAAGGTAAGTGCAGTGGCTCGTATGTGTCAAAGCACTGAAGTATGGAAGGCAATGTTCGTATCAGGTACACCTTGTCCCATACTGAACAACGGTAAGCTAGTCGTAGGTAAACGTGCTATGTTAGTTATGAAGCGTCAACCAGAGACTTACATACCTGACTACAGCAAGAAAACAAAAGATTGGTACAATACTGTATTAAACATAGGAGGAGAGGACACAGATGAAGAAGATACTATTATCTCTGTTAGTGCTAAGTTCCGTAGCTCAGTCAAGTGAATATGACGCACTACTAGACTCAAGCACTGCCATAGTCGATAAAATTAACACTGGCATTCTCCTAGTGGGCGCAGGCATGGAGTACGCCAATCAGGGTGATGCTTTGTCTGACGGTACTTTGTCTACTACAGCACACATACAGGAAGCGCAGGTACAAGCGTACAATACTGCTTTGACTAACTTTGCTACTAACTATCAGCCATACGGTGACGTTAAGGCTGTATTAGAGAACAAAGCTGTAGCAGAACTAGAGCTTATGGATGACGCTATTGATACGTTTACTGAGGCTGTTGTGAATATGTCCACAGCAATACAGGTAGCTGAGAAAGTAGAAGAAGCTAGTACTCCTGACCAAGAAGCTGAAGTGCAGACATTTGTAGTAGACAACGTAGAAGTCCTACAGATTGAACAAGAGACTGTTGACACATACAACCAGTCAGTAGATGACATCGAGACTCATGCTAACAACGCTAGTGCTTATCTAGCTGTAGCTAATTCAGAGGAAGCTGTAGCATTCCTAGAGCAAGGCGTTGAGAATGCTAACACTACAGCGGAACAGACTAATATCTTTTATGACGCTAACGCGCAGTGGGTGTCTATGGGTTATCCTACTACTAGAAACCTAACGGCTGTATTCCTTAACGGTAATGACGACATAGGTTTAAACTTGTACGTAACTGAGACTGATGTATTAGCGGCAGGTAGTGAATCAGAGTTCTTTCAAACAGGACCAACTCATATAGGTTACTCTTGCTTTATGTACGGTACAGGATGTGTTGAACTGTGAGTTTAGAAAGCACTGAACTTAAGATAGGTGACACATCATTCAAGGGCGTGTGGATTGCCATTGTACTTGGTATTGGTAGTACTATAGGCGGTGGCGTATGGACAGCCTCTAGTTTGTACTCAAGACTGGAAGCAGTAGAGGCACAGCAGATACCTGATATAAGCCCCATACGTGAGAATCTAGCGACTTTAGGCACAAGGCTAGAGACACTACTAAGTCAGCAAGAAAAGCTCTTAGAATTGAATACAGACGTTTCTAAGCTATCTAACGATATAGAGGCTATGAAAGGTACAGTAGCTAAGGCAGAGATTATTATTAATGACATTGGCGATACAGAAGTAAAGTTCAAGACATTAACTAAAGAGGTAGAGGATTTGTGGCAGGGTATGGACTACCTCTCAAATCCCCTTAAGTGAGGCATATATGTTACAACAACTAATTGGACCAGTAACAGGACTACTTGACAAATTCATAGAGGATAAAGACAAGAAGAATGCTATCGCCTTTGAACTTTCGACAATGGCTGAAAAGCACGCGCAGGAGCTTGCGAAAGCGCAACTTGAAGTTAATAAGACAGAAGCGGCACATAGGAGCCTATTTGTGTCGGGTTGGAGACCTGCTGTTGGTTGGACTTGTTGTATTGGACTTGCGAGTCAGTACATTCTTATCCCGATGGCAAATTTTGCGCTTGCTCTTGCCGATTCTACCATTGAAATCCCTGTACTAGATATGGCTACTATGATGCCAGTACTTATGGGTATGCTTGGTCTAGGCGCTATGCGTACCGTAGAGAAGACCAAAGGCGTGGAGAGAAATAAATAATGAGTATGTTCTTTTTAACTCCTGCACAACAGGCGGCTAAAGACGCAGAAGAAGCGAGACTAGCGGCTGAGTTGAAAGTGCTACAAGAAGCGGCTCAAGGTGGTGTATCGTATGGACCTGTCGATACTAGAGTAAATGTTGAGGCGTATAAAACTCCTGAACAGTTAGCGGCTATTGCGGAAGAAAAAGAAAGAATAAAAGAAGAACAACGACTGGAAGCAATTAGAGTTTCCGAGCAAATGGCGATAGCTGATTATCAACAAGAAAGACGAGAAGAAGACTTTGATAATCTGTTACGTGCGGGAGAGTTTGAGCAAGGAAACTACGAAGAGGTCGTAGAAGAATATTTTAAAACAGACCGACCAGATAATCTTCAAACTTATGTTTTTGATAATTTAGAATATCGTGAAGATATTTTAGGTTTTGATGATATTAATTTTGATGCTTTTTCAGACGAAGAAAAAATATATTCAGCGGATGTAGACGGGTTGTTAACACGACAAGACGTTGCTTACATATCAGGATACGAATCTCCTACTAACTTAGGGGAAGCTAAAGAAAGAGCAGATTCCTATTATATACAAAGTTTAGAACGAAACCTTGAAAACGCAACAACCTCTGAAGAGAAAGAGGCTCTACAAGAGTTAATAAACAAAGGTGCGCCTAATTTTAATACAATAGAAGATATTAAAAATTGGGAATCTTTAGAGTCTACTTTTAAAGATAGTGACGCTGACGGAGATTTCAGTGTTGACCGTGCAGAATATGACGCTTTAAAACTACAAGCAGACGTAGTGGGTGAGTGGGCTTCCCAACCCAACCAACCTGACCAAAGAGTTATAGGTAGTATGGGTAATCAGTCTATGTCTTTTTTTACACAAGATATTTTACCCAAAGACAATTATGGGAATGTTGTACAGCCTGAAGATTGGGGACACATCCATTTAAATACAGGAACTGCGTATAATCAAATATCCTCTTCTTTGCTAGAGAAAGAAAAGGGGACAGTTGGGGGGTTCGGTGAGTATACTTATATTGAACCAACCTTTGATGAGCCAAGTAAACTTCAAAAATGGATAGAACCAATAGGGAAAATGGTAGCCGCCGCTTTCCCACAATATGCTCCCATTATTGCTACTTTGGCTACATCAATAGCAACAGACGGGGATATAGGTGCAGGTCTCCAATCAGGGGCAACAACTCTTGTACAAAATAAAATAACTGACATAAGCTCAGATAAAATATTAGATGCTTATGAAAAAATTAACATTCCTGTAAAAGAACTTAGTGACTATACACAATCTAAGGTAGTAGATTTTACGGTAGATGTTCTTAAGGGAGATTCAGGTACAGAATCGTTTAAAGAACAAGTTGCAAGTCTTGTATGGAATGACATTAAAAATTCGTCTGGATATTCTTTTGATGAAGTAGAAGATATGTTTGAAGGATGGAATTTTCCTGACTTAAATTTACCTGATTTACCAGATTTTCCTGACTTAAACCTGCCTAACATAGATTTACCAGAGTTTAATCTACCTGACTTAAACCTGCCTGATTTACCAGAGTTTAATCTACCAGACCTAGAGCTACCAGAGTTTAATCTACCAGACCTAGAGCTACCAGAGTTAAACCTACCAGAGTTAAATCTTCCTGATTTACCAGAGTTAAATCTACCAGACCTAGAGCTACCAGAGTTAAACTTGCCTGACCTAGAGCTACCTGAGTTAGACTTACCTGACTTAAATCTACCTGACATTGAGTTACCAGAGTTAAACTTGCCTGACCTAGAGCTACCTGAGTTAGACCTAGAGCTACCTGAGTTAGAGCTA